AGTAAATGTATTTCCATCTACAGAATCAATTTGAATTGATTCGTCATGTGCAAAATCTGTTCCACGAGGATAATGATGTTTTGTGGCATGAGCATCTCTATCACATGTAAATGTTAATGAAGTAGTAGCAATTCCAACACTGCTAGATGCTCTTTCAATACCATTAGTTGTAGCAGAAACAAAGGTATGAGCAGAAACGTCTGGAGATATTCCAACATCAACTGCAAATGTATTAATTCCTACACCAGAAACTGACATCCACTTATTGCTAACAGGATCACTAGGTCTAGGATAAGAATGTTGTGTTACATGATTGTCCTTAGCACAAGTCATCAATATAGAATCATCATTAATCTTAACGTAATCACCATTAGTAAACTGATGGTTAGGAATATTGAGAACCAATACACCTGTACCTGGTGTATATGTACAAGTTGTTATTGTATGCTTAGTTGGAGCACGTAGTCCATGATTAGGTGATGTAAATACCAACTTACCATCATTAGGAGCATAAGTTGCTGTAGAAATACCTTTAGGTGCTAAAGTTGTTACACCTACATTAACTGTAATTGTAGTAGCTGCGGTTGCTCCAACACCAATTACTGCTTTATGTACAGGATCATTAATACCAGATCTTCCAACATTAACAGTAATAGTATTAGTGGTTTTTCCAATAATTGCTATAGTTGTATCATAAACAGGGTCAGTTGCACGAGGATAAGCATGATTAGTAGCATGATTATCTAAAGCACATGTGAAAGTTAAAGAATTCTCAGCAATAGTAATACTATCAGCAGTTGTAAGTCCGTGAGCATTGGCAAAGGTTAATACTAAATCACCAGTTACACCATCATAAGTTGCTCCTGTAGGAGTCTTAGCAGTTTTACCTGTTGGTGTTATAGCATTAGTTGCTGCACTTACAAATGTATGTGAATATCCAGCACGAGGATAAGCATGTTGCGTAGCATTTGAATCTCTAGCACATGTAAATGTTAGAGATGTGGTATTAATTCCAATATTACTTTTTGCTTTCTTAAGGCTATTATTAACTACAGATACAAGAGTATGAATACCAACATTATTACTATTTGCATATCCAACATTAACTTCAAATGTATTAGCAGCTACACCAAGAATTGGAAGCCATCTACCACTAACAGGATCTGATGAACGAGGATATGTATGCAATCCGGCATGATTGTCTTTAGCACATGTGAATTTCAATGCCCCATCATCTATCTTGACATATTCACCTTTAGCAAATCCATGACTTGCAAGTGTAAATGTACAAATACCAGTTATTGGTGTGTATGTAGCAGTAGATATTGTATGTGAAGTAGCGGGGAATAATCCGTGTAAATTCCCAACTGTCATTGTCAAATCACCAGTTCCAGGAGTATATGCTGCAGCAGAAACTGGATGATATACTAAGGTTGATACACCAACATTAACAGTAAATTTAGTTAAGGTTGTAGATGCAATTGCAACGTTAGTAACATTATGTGCAGGGTCAGTTGTACGAGGATATGTGTGCTGAGTAGCATGATTATCTCTTGCACAAGTGAATGTTAGTGAATTAGTGGCAATACCAACAGTATCAACACCGTGTCTGAGATTATGTCTACCAGAAACTGTGAATACTAATGTTCCTGTTGATGGAGTATAAACTGCTTGTGTAGGTGTTAATCCAGCACCAACCCAAGATCCAATACGAACTGCACCAGAAGTAGCACTTACAAAGGTATGAGCATAATCACCACCACTGAATACTGCACTGCTTCCAGCACTTACAAAAGTATGTGGATAATCACCACCAGAAACTACAGCATTTGTGCCTGAAGTTACAAACTTATGCACATACTGTCCACCAGATCCAATACCAATACGCTCATTACGCATTGCTTGTATTGCCATATCTCTGGCTTGCTGGAAAGCATATATTGTTTGTGGTTCTTCATCGGCAACATGAGCACCAGTTATATAAAGATTCGCTGCATCATATACCCTATCATTACCACCATATTCGGTATTATATGCAACAACATCTACAACATCTATAACATCATCAATACAATCTTGATTAACAAATGTACCAACACCAGATGCTACCTTAAATGTAGCAACACCAACATTAACAGTAAATTCTGTATTTGATGTCTTAGTGATAGCAGCAGTTCTACCAGAACCAACTGGATCATCACCACGAGGATATAAAGTTGAAGTAGCAAAATTATCTAAAGCACATGTAAATGCTAAAGAACGATCAACAATTGAAATAGCGGCATTTGTTACTAGTCCATGATTACCAGCAAATCCTAATGTTAAAATACCAGTTGAAGCACTATATGCTGCAGCATTAGGTGTAAGATTACCAGCACCTACTATATTAACAGCATTAGTTAAAGTACTAGATCCAGCATCAAATTTATGCTCATAAGGACCGTTATACTTATCCAACATACGTTTTACAGCAACCTCGCCAATTAAATTCTTATTCTTACGAATGAGTCCTGCAGCATCACCATACCTATCTTCAGATGGTTTTGCTTTTGCTGGAGCAAGCTCATAAGTCATTGATAAACCAACACCAGTTGTACTGGTATTTCCAAGACCCAATCTAGATACACCTTCAACATCTAAATTCTGATATGCTGGACTATCTACCCAAATTCTTGGATTTTCATATCCAGTTCCCATTCCAATTATATTGAATGTCAATTCTCCACCGTCTCCAGAAGGAGATTTTCCAACATTTAAAGTAAATGTATTAATAGTCGTTGATCCAATTGCCAAAGAAGCATTATTTGCAGGGTCTGTTAAACGAGGATATGCATGTTCAGAAGAATAATCATCTTGACTACATGTAAATGCTATAGAAGTAGTTGCAATACCAACAATATTACCAGCTGTATGTCCGTGTCCAACCGATGTCAATACTAAATCACCAGTTGCAGTGTTGTAAAGTGCGTCAGAAACATCAGTATATTGAATAGTTGCAAATCCAACATTAACAGTTACAGTATGAGGACTGCTAGTTGTAACTGCAGTAACGTCTATACTCTTTCCAGCAACAGGATCAGTTGCACGAGGATAGGCATGATTAGTAGCGTTATTATCCTTAGCACACGTAAATGTTAAAGTATTCTGTCCAATCCTAATTTCATCGCTTGCGGTAATTCCGTGAGCATTAGCAAAGGTTAGTACAAGAGCACCTGTTGCTCCATTATATGTTGCACCACTTGGTGTTGTAGAAGCACCACCAACCTTAGTAACTGCGCTCTGAGCAGCACCTACAAAGGTGTGTGGATACTGACCACCATAATATATGGCACTAGTTGCTGCACTTACAAACTTGTGAGGATATTGAGCACCAACGGTTGCAATAATAGTAGCAGCAGTTCCAACATGGTTAGGATCTGATACTGCAACACCAACCTGCCCAACATATCCAGATCCAAATGTTCCAGTAGATCCTATACCAATAGAAGTAATTGCACCATCAGAATTTACTGTGGTAGTAACTGATGCTCCTACAAGAGGTGCATATCCTAATCCACCAGTTGATCCAAGAGAAACAACTACACCACCTCTTGGCAATTGATTCTGATTTATATCATAATCAACAATAATATTATCATCAGTACCTGCTCTAGTAATTCCAGTGAATGTTACACTAGTAATTCCAGAAATTTCATCAAATGCGTAATTATTTCCTGCATTATTAATAGTATTTGGTGTTTGGAAAACATCGTTTATAAAGACAAGATCACTTCCAGCTTCAACTCCACTTGTATGCTCTCCTTCCTTATAAACAGTAAATGTCTTTCCAATACCATTAAATTCTAATGATGTATCATCATATATCTTATTTCCTGCATAATCCCTACGGAGATAAACCCTACCATTAAATGTGGATTTTGCCGATGGAAGAGCACTAGAGTTTAATCTAGTATTTGTTCCCTTTCCATCAGGTGCATCAGTAAACCATATTTTATTTCCTACAATATTAAATGCACCCTTATAAATTCTAATATCAGTTCCATCAGTATGTGTTGTCTTTGCAGTTCCAACAAATCCCCTCTTAACTTCAATAACTGGGAATGTTCCAACACCAGTAATTGGACCTAATGTCTGAGTTGCTAAACCAACATTAACAACATCAAGGAATTCCTCATCAAGTTTAACAATATCTCTTGGTTTAACTGAAGAAATGCCAGTAAGTCCTAAGAAGGTCAATCCTACACCAATAGTAGAAGTATTATTTGCAAGTGTAAATGATAATGGAGTGTACATCAAAGGATATTGAGTTACACCGTCTATAGTAATTAATGCTTTTTCAAGCTTCTTCTTCATTTCAAGTTTATGATAATTACCAGATCCAGTAGAAAGGAATGTAAATCCAATTCCAGGATTATCTTGAGTTCCTCCAGATGTTCCTGTTAATTTAAAAGTATCCTTTGTAAGCTTAATTGCATAAACTGTTGTTGGGCAAATTGTAGTTGATACACCAACCTCAAATCTCTCTCTAAATGTTGATGCAACAGAAACATTATTTAAAGTTAATCCCCAATCAACATCAGTTGAATAGAAGGTTACACCCGTTCCTACTGGAGTAACATTTCCACTCATTGTAATAGAACCAATACCAATTGAGATAATAGTTGATCCAGTACCCGCTATTACAGCATCATTTGCTTGATTGAATACAATAGATCCAACACTAAGTTGTACTGTATTAGCAATACCAGTAATAACAGTACTAGAAGCACTAGAATTACCAATAAAGTAATTGTAAGATGTATTAATTCCCGTTATTTGATAATCATTTATTACTTTACCACTACTTACAAGGTGTTCTATTGTTTGTCCAACTACCATTCCAGTAGTATTAGCAATACCTGTAACAGTTGAGAATCCAGCAATAACATCTGCAGTAAACTGCACACCTTGAACCCTAGCAGAGCTAATTCCAAGAGGTTCTGCTGCAGTTCCAATTAAAGTTGATTCTGGAGTATAAATCAACTCTTCTCCAGTCTCGAAGAAATGATTATCAATACTGAATATTCCAGTAGCAGTATCTAAAATAGTAGCAGTCTTTGGATTAAATACCTTCTCATAGATAGGAATTCTCTTATAATTTAAATCAAAATCTAATTTATCCTTACCAAATTCATTCAATGATCCGTAGAAAGAATTAGTGACATTTTCAATATGTGTTCCATAAGTATAATCTGGAGGAATATTATAAAGATCGCGATCAGCATATATTATTTGATTAAATGCCGAAACTTCCACATTATCCGAAACATATTCTGGATCAGGGTGGAATTTAACTGAAACTGTTGTTCCCGATACAGATGTAGAGAATGTTCCAATTCCAGAAGTACTACCAACAGATATAAATTGAGAATGTTGAATATTAGCCGTAACTTGATCTGCAGCCACCCATACGTTATGAATTGCTGCTGTTGATCCAACACCCACTTTAATTATTGATTTTGATGCAAATTCTACATCTTGATCAAGTGTAAAGAGAGTGGATATACCAGAAGTATTGTTATATACTGATTCTAATCTTGCAGTTCTTTCTGACCCATCAAGTTGATCAGCAACAAGGAATCTATATGTTCCAACACCAGCTGTAGTAGATCCAATTCCAACTACTTTTGCTTTAACTGTTACGTTATTTTGTGTGGAATTATCAAATTTCAATCTTAAAATATTATTTTCAACACTCATTCCAAAAGTACCAATACCAGGACCAGAATAAGTTGCAAAATTCTGAGTATCAAAATAAGATTCTGCTATATGAGTATCTTGACCATCATAATAACCAGCAATTTCATAATAATTCTGCCTCTCAGTCGATTCATCTCTAACATGAGCATATGCATAGAATGTATCAATTTGACCAGGTAATGCCCTAAAGACCGATGTACTGAACCCTAATGTTCCAGATCCAGAAGCTGGTCCAACTCTTTCTGTTTTAGATGATAATCTTGCAAATCCAATATCAGTATATCCAATACCAATATTAAATGGACTACTATCAAAAGATTCTCTATAAACTTTTATATTATAACTATAATCATTTGGATTAACAGGTGTGAATCTTAAGATAGGATCTCCAACCGCACCTAAAGATCCAACAAAATCACCAAGTTTTGTACCCTGAGATACAACATCTATCTTATTAGTAGTATAAGTATCAGAATAATTGTTTAGAAGAATAACTTCACTCAACTGAGTGCTTAATTTTTTCTCATCAGATACTTGTACTAAGAACTTAGAATAGAAATCTGTAATTGAATATTCTGCAACATCAACATAAGGTTGCCTATTTAATTCAGCACTAGAGAAGTTTTCACTAATATCATCAATCTGTAAAACTCTATTTGATACACAGTTAATATAATCTGATAATTTCTTACTCTTAAATATAATAAATCTAGAAAAATTGGAACCAGGATTGTAATCTTGAACTAAATCAAAATTGCTGATAGTATCAACTCTTCTTAAAGAAATAAAGTCTAATACTGGTGATAGAGATTGTGTTACTCCGACTCCAACAACTGTTGCTGATATTACTTCCGTATCAGCAAAATTCTTCATTCCTACAGGATGAACCAATTTATTAACTGGATCAACCATCTCATCCCAAGTAATCGGGCTCTTAACAGTGTATGATAGGTTTTGATAGTAATCATTATCTGGCAGTACTTGAAGATCGTCACTCAATCTTCCAGTATTGTCCTTCCATCCAAAATCCTTTTTGTTTGCATAATCAATTACAAATCGATTATTATATGAATCTATACTATTAACTGTAGCGTAATTACCAGAAGTAGCACCAATTAAAACGTCACCAACCTTTACTTCATAATCACCAACAGTCTTAATAAAGTTTTCATCAATAACCTTAACCTGTAAATCGGTTAGAGTATCATTTACCTTTAAGAATTCTTCAACAAAGAAAAGACTTGGTTCTCTGGTGATAGAAAATTCTGGATAATTATCCGATTTAACAATAGAAGTAAACGCTGTCTCAGCATCTAGATAATTTCCTGCATCAGTTGTATAATCTCCAATATTATATTTTAAAACAGCTGGATTAGAATTTGTATATGAAAGTACTCTAAAGAAATTATAATTATGATCTATTGAGTTAAATCCATCTCCAGGATATGTAACATTACCTAAATCATCGGTGTAACTCTTTTTACCTATCCCCTCAATCCAAATTTTATCGCCATTTTTAAATGGTGGAACAATAAATCCTTGAATTGCTGGTGTATTAAGTTCTAACGTTACAACTCCACTGGATTTAATATAAGATGTAACTCTTACAACTTGAATGCCGTTACTATTGTTTAAAGTGTAAATTCTATGAGAAACATTGTCTAATCCTTTTGGTTCATCAATAATTTCAATACCCTCTATAGCATTACCATTAAAATTGGGTTTTACCTTAATTAAACCAGTTTCAACTTTTTTCTTTGTATATTCATTAACAACTACTACATCAGGTGGTGAAATATAATTTTTACCTCCACTAATAACTTCAACTCTTGTTATTTTCTGCGAAGCCTCAAGACCAATATGCTTAAATATCTCAGCTTGAGGACTTAAAGTTTTATCTGAAGAATATTCAAATCCCTCATTAATAATTCTAAAATTATTAAGTTTTCCAATAGTACTAGTTTTTGGTTGAATAATTGCATTAGATCCTAAAGAAGTCGCCGTTGATGTTGAAAAACCACTTATAGTCGGCAATTTCTTATAATTGGAACCACCCGCAATCATATTCAATTTGGTTATTGGTCCAGAAGCACTTAAAGAAGATGTATTATATTTTAATACTTTACAATCAGATGGAACATAAGTTAGTCTTTCTGGAGATTCATCAAGAGAAATATAGAAAGATGTTGATCCTATTCCAAAAGCAGTAAATGTTCCATTATATACACTAGGTCTATACAATATTTCAGAATAATCCTTAACATCATTATCAGGTTTAACAGATTTACCATCCTTTTCTATAGAATAATATAATTTTGTTGGTAAATCATCATTATATGCAATCGTAACTGATGCACTAGTGTTAACACCTACTATACCGTTTCTTACAACAGAGAATGTATTAGTTGTTCCTGTAGATACAAATTCATTACTTACAGTTTGATCATAAAAAAGTTTGAAATCATAATTTGCTAAAGATGAATCACCTACATTAAAAACTAAACTATTGTTCTTAACTACTTCAATTTGGGGATTAACTTTACTTAATTCCTGAGTAACACCACCTGTACTACCAATACTTATAATTTTTGGTGGATCTGAGAATACATCAATATAAGTATTTGTAAGTCTAATATTATTATCATCTATCTTATAAACAAAATATGATCCAGTATCTAAACCACTGGCAATCATTCCATCACCAGCACTGTAGAATACCTTATCACCAGATTCTAACTTATGATCATCTAGATTAAAACTACTATGCAATCTATCTACAGCATAACTAGAATTCTTAACAGCATTTGAATTAAATCCAACAGGATCTATAAGAACTTTATCATAAGTATTATTATATCTTACGGTAACTTCTGTTGCTTCATCAATTCCTAAAGATAATCTAGGATTAACAATAAAATCAACTTTATCTAAATTAGAAAGATCGTGAACTGTTGAAATTGATACTTGAGATTTAATCTTACTTGCAGTAGCAGTTAATCTTGTATTAGTAGTTTCAAGGCTATATCCATAGGTATTGGATCCATTATTATTAAAGAATAATCCACTCGTATTAGTAGTAAGACCAATTTGAGTTACTATTCCAATAAAATCTTTGGATTTGTTTATAACATAAACAGTTTCAACATCATCTGCAGCGGGTAAATTTAGATTTGGTCCTGCAGAAGTATCCCTTACCTGTATCGCATTATCTCCGTTTTCTTTTCTTAGTAAAAGTGCCTGATTATTCTTAAAAGGATGATTTGGAATATGGATGCTTTGAGTCTGAATAGAAACAGTCTTCTTAGTCTCACCAACAAAATATCCAATAGAAGTCTCAACACCAGTACCTACACCAACACCAACCGTCTTATTTGGGTTAAAGTATATTTTAGTATCTTTTTCAGAATCAAAATATTCAGTTGCTAATGGAATAGTAAATGAGTCTGCTTTATAATAAACAGTTGTGCCTACAGTATGTGCAACACCAACAAGTTCTCTCTTAACTCTTAATATCTTTTCATCATCAAATCTACCAATAACGGAGAAGAATTCAGTTCCAATACCAATAGTCGTTCCAGATCCAACTAAAGGTGGTATAGATGAAACATAAATATCGGTTACAATACCAGCAGTAGAATGTCCTGGAAGATCTGTTATGAGATATGATGTTTCTGAAGTAACTCCAATAACATGTGAATCTAATAACCCATCAATATGAGTGGTAACACCAGAAATAGTAATTCTATCTGAATCTAAAAGACTATGTACCTTAGGGGAATGTACGCTATTATCATGTGTATAAACACGTAATGTATTCTGATCTTCCCAAGTAACTACTGAATTTTCAAATTTATCATAAGTTGTGGTTACAGATAAAATATCTTTACCACCAATACTAGTAACTTCTGCTATTGCTCCGCCACCTTCAGTATTCTTATTAACAAAATTAACAGCATTACCAACCTTATAATCTGTTCCTGGATTAACAATGTCTAATGAATCTACAGATCCTCTTGATGCTGATTCAATAATAGAAGTTTGTTTATATGTTTCATTTGATTCAATAAGGAAATCATTTCCAGAATACTTTTGGTCTACTCTATATGGGAAGGTATTTCTAACTAAAGAAGAATTAGAAAAATCAAAATCTTGATCTAAAACATCAACTGAAGTATTTGATCTATAAGTATCACCAACAAAATATGGAAATTCTGGTTTTAATGTATTGTTAGTATAATCTGTAGTAAGACCGACATGATAAGCATAAACACCATTTGGAAACTCTGGAGTCTTAGTAAATCTACCATTATGGGAATCTAAGTGCCCACCACCAGTAAACTTATAATCCCCAACAAAATACCCCAATTCAAAATCAGTTAATGTAGGTCTATCAGTAATATTGTATTGTGAAGCAGTATATCCTGTATCCATCTTCACAATGGTAGATGTCATATCTTTAGGATCTTGATATGCATAAGGTCCATAAATTGGATTACCATCATTAGCCCACCCAATAACAGCAGAATGACCTGTATCTACATCAGGGTCATTTAATGCTGTACCATCTCTTATAGTTGAATATCCAACTACACTGTAAGATAAATCATCTACATTTTCATATAATACTTCTTCACCAAACCTTTTAAAGTTATTAACTATAAGTGGTCTTACACTTGGATCTAAAACACAATTTCTTCCTGGAGGTATTATGGAAATATATGTATTATTATCTTGATAATTAGTTCCTCTATTAAGAACTATTATATCAATAATTCTTCCTTTTTCAACAACTGCTCTTACCTTTGCGCCTTCACCTCTACCCTTTATTACTATATCTGGAGCAGCATTATAATATTTTCCACCATTCTGAACTTCTACTTCAATTAATTTTCCATCCTTTATAATTGGTTTTAATTGAGCAGCTTCACCATTTTTAATAGTTAATGTTGGTTTTCTCTCAAAATTAAGTATCTTTGATCCATATCCCGATCCATTTTCATATACAAATACATCAATTATTTCTCCTCTAACAAGTGGAGTAGCAGTAACTGTTCCTATTGAACCACCTGTAATTTCAGCCTCTACAGTAATTTTAACCGGAGGATAAGAAATTGATTGATATCCAGTACCTGCTGCCCTAAATCTTACATAATTTCTACTATCATAGAAATTCTTTGCTTCAGAATTATAAAATGGACTTGCACCACTAATTCCAGCAGCAGTAGATGTAATTATTGAAGGAGAAGCATCAAATGCAGTTACTGATCCTGAGTTCTTACAACACAATAATATTGTTCCATATACCTTCTTAAGTGGTGCTTTTGATGGTGTAAAATCAGACACATATCTTGCAGCACCTTTAACTATCCTCAAGTTAGAAATATTTCCTTTAAAATCACCAATTGTACCATTCCAACTACCAATTCTAGGTCTTGGAGAACCTGTATTAGCAGTAACAGTATAAGTATGAGTACTACTATTTTCTAAAACTCCATCTATAAAGATTCTTGATGTTCCAGATGAACGAGAAATTGCAATATGGTGCCATACATCATCTGCAACTGATGTAGCAGATAGTAGAACAGTAGTCGGACTAGTATGTAATTTTACACGACCACCACCACCAGAACTTAATAAACTTATAACAGGATTATTAGAATTACCTCCAGTTGGTCCATCCATCATATAAATTATACGTTCAGAACTACCATCTAAAGTAGCTACTGCAGTTTTTACCCAACATTCAAATGTAAAGTCACCAGATCCAAGAACAAAATCAGAATGTCCACCAATATCAAGTCTATCACTAGTTCCATCAAATAAAACTGATCCTAATTTTTCTTCTGTAACACCAACATTTGATAGTTGGAAACTAGAACTATCAATTTTCATAACATAATAGGAATTTTCACTCGAAAGTCCTATTATTGGAGTAGTTTCATAAGTATAATTAACTAAATCACCATCATTAAATCCATGATTAGGGAAGTTAATAACACTTAAGGATGTTGTAATTCCAAGAGGTGAAACTTTTAAATTTCTATTTTCATATCCAGATCCCGGATTTATAATTTTAAATTCAGAAATTACATCTTTTGCTTCTAAATCCCTAAATTTGTGCATTCCACCAGTATTAATGGTAGTAAATCCAACTGTATTAATACCTGCTACATAATCTTCTAATTTCTTATAAAGATAAATCGCTCTTGGATTTATAGTTTGTGGATAATAAATTGATCCATTTACAAGGTATTCATCTTGATTAGTATTAGATCCACCAAAAGTACCTATTCCAAGTGGTAAATTGCCACTAGGATTATAAACAATTGGATCACCATCTTGTAATCTATGCTCCTCATCAAAAACAATAGTCTCATTAGAAATATCAACACCACCAGTTAATGCAACACCAACCTGTGAAGCATTAAATTCAATTTCTCTATATTGTTTCGTTAATACTGGTTTAATATCAGCATCAGTACCATTTCCACCATCAATAGTTGCAGAAACAATCCTTTGAATGCTGAAATTTTGTGAATCGATTAAAACATCTTTAACAGATCCCCTAACAACTGCTGTAAGTAGAGCAGTAGTACCAACACCAACAGCAGCTGGCTTAGAAGCAAGAATAGTGGGTGGATTTATAACATCATAATTAACCCCTTTATTATAAACCTTTACATCTTCTATTGGTCCATAATAAACCTTATCATCAGTTTTATAATTTAAAATTTCAACACCATTTACCATCAATCCAACAGGACCAAACTTAGTTGCTTGATTAGTTCCAGATTGAATATTTGGTACTAAAGGAATTTTTGTTAATGCTTTCTTTGCTGATAAAGTTCTACCACTATGCTGTCTTAATGTGAATGAATGAGTAGAATTTGTATTATATGCATCAAATTCAATATAATTTGTTGTTCCAATAAAAGATTTGGATACATATAACCTTATTTGATTTGTACGATTGTTATTATCCCTTAAAACCTCAACATGATATATTTCATTCAACTTTAAACCACTAATAACATTATCAACACCTGATGAACTGTATATAACCTCATCACCAGTAATAAAAGGAACATTGTCAACAAAACCCAAAACAGAATATCTGTTCGATGCTGCACTATATCCCTTAAAATAGTCACTTATAACTGTTGATCCTGTTATTGTAAAACTAGATGCAGATTTTTTCTTAGTTATTGAATATTTTGGTAGAGAATTTGATGCAACATACATATACTCCTCATTTTCATTATAAACATTCTGTACATCTGAAAGAATGTTTGAGGAAGATAAAATAACGTCAGAAGGAGAAGTAGTCCCTGCATAATCATACCTTTTTCTTATACTTAATTGGGTATAAGAAGGAACAGTAATATTTTGATCTATTTCTACGCTATATTCACTGATTGCAGTTACTTTAGCAAGTGTATTAACTGCAGATTCACTATTTCTGTTTAAAATATCTACAGTATCACCAACTTTCAAACTAGAAGGTTGTGCCTTTTCATGCAAAACCAACATGTTATTATTAAAACTTGCAATTTCATATCTAGATCTTACATTGTAAATCCAAGTATTAAATGCAAATTCCTTAAAGTTTCTATTCTTATTCTCAACTTTTTCACCAAGGTTCTTAACAGAAATTAAGTCATCCTTTAATAATAAACCAAACTTATCTTTATCCTTAATATCTGATAGAACACCAGTAATTCTTAATCTAACTGGCTTTGTAATATCTCCATCTTCATATCCGAAAATCGTATCTTCAGAACGAATATCATCAGTTGGATTAATAATATCATTTACACCAGTACAATTAAAGAACTGATTAACATTTTTACTATTAAATGTAATTTTATTATCCCCAGAAACTAGAGTTCCTGTAGTACCAAATCCAACTGTAGAATCAACTGTAATTACAGAAGCACCAATAGAAACAGTATCTGTAACTTTAGTCTTTGGTGAAATTGTAAAATTGCCCTGAATTAAGCTACTTTCATCAAATCCAGAGAATAATTGTATTTTATAGAACGTTCTATTGTTTCTACTGATAATTTCAACTTCAGAAACAGGCCCAGCAGCACTTAAATCTGCATTTTGAACCATATTTCCAACTAATTTGTTGGGATCTCCAGATATTCTCTCACAAACTAATACTTCTCTTCTAATATACTCACCAGCAGAAGGTTTAAGTAGAAAATCCTCTAAATTGATAATTTTAGGAGTATGTCCAAATAAAACGTTGAAAAGAATCCTAAATGATTCATTAGTTCCTTTAGATTGATAAAAATCACGTATTTGCTTAATAAATTTATTAATATCTAAATCTTTTACAAAATCAACATCTTCAAATCCAGGGGCAAGAAGAACTTTTAATTTTCTATAAAATTCTTGTAGAAATAGAGCACTTAAATTCTCTATTCTTAAATTATTATTATGAGCACTTGCAGTTGTAGATTCAAAAATTAATTCTTCAGAATTAAGTGGATCCCTATAACTGGTAATACCACTAAATCCACGAATACATCCAGTAAAACTAGTTGAAGTTTTACCAGTATATGTGATTATTTCATCATCAACTTTAATAAGACCATACTGATCTGGATATCCTTTCGTATTATCTACCGAAATTGTTGTATCAGTTGTAGATACAGCACTTGTTAAAGATGTGATTCCAGCAACCACATCTTGAGTCATATAGTTAAAATTCAAATATTGATCAAGATTTTCAGCAATATCAATAGGTCCACCTTGATATTCCTGCCCAATATAATATTGCTTTAAAAATTCCGATGCCTTAGGAGCTTCCGATATTAAAAACTCAGGTAACTGATTATCAATTATTTGTTGTACTTTGACTCTAGCATCAAAACCGGTCGTGATCATATTACTTTATTACCTAGTTAACTGTCCATTGGAATAACTTGATCTGACGGGATAATTAACACCCGATATTTGTTCGCCAGAAGCAATCGTGTCCTTAACCATATTTATCTCACTTTTTGAAACATCAAACACCAAATATAGATCCTTAAGACCAATAACATCATTAGAATCTGGATATGCTTGAATTTCAATAACACCATCGGGTAAAACAGTATTAGTAATATTAAGTGTATTAACAATTACCTCACCTTTTGTATAATCTACTGTTCCAATTGATTTTTTAACAACTTCATAAGTATCCGGTTCAACTGTAGGTTTAACTGCAGAAAGCACACCAATAGCACTGTCTGCAGATGGGACATCTACAAAATACACTATTTCTGCTTCACCTTGAATTGAAAATCCAGTACTCTTAATGTTATAACCATCTATTTTCTTATAAAACTTATTACCAAAGCATAATTCGTACTGAGCATATGTATTTAATATACAATTAAGATTTCTTCTCATCCTAACTCTTGTAATATTGGATGTAATTGAATTATCAACACCATCAATCAATTGTATGGTCTTACTATACTTAAATCTTCCACCAAATTTATTCAAATCTACTGATTTTGCATATTTTGATAAAGATGTTGTTATATTGGATTTAAGATCCAATACATTACTTACTCTTGAAGAATCATAGAAAATATCACTATCAATTTCAACATATAGTAGTTTAAGATCAATGATTTCTTGATTGATACCAGATACCGTATACTGTTTTAAGTCATTTAAGAGTTCAGTTTTCTTAAAGTCTGATAATGTCCAACCATTTTTAGGTTTAATGCTGATTAGAACTTTTCCAAACTGAGGTGGATCTAATTCTTCTCCACCAATAACAGTTACTGATTCTGTTTCTGGATAAACTGACTGAACTATGGCTTCATAATCCCTTGCTGTAACGGCACGATTTTGCGATGCATAAGTTCTAGGAGCAAAGTACTTAACAGACTCAATAGGCTCAATGTCGCCGCCTCCAGAGGCATTAGAAGTGGTAGTAATACTAACACTAGTGGTCGAATTTATAATAGAATCATTACCATCAGTGGTTGTTCCCGCATAAGAGAATAATGATGGTCCATTACCTTCACTTCCTTTAGTTGTAATATAACTAACCGTAACTGTCTCACCACTGGATAGTTTCTTACCAATAATGCCATCACCGAATAAAAGTTCATATCTTTCATCAGTAATTTCTTGTAGTAGATAAATTTCTGATTCACCATCAATTTTTACGATGTTATCTATCTGTTTATACTCACGAGTTCCAACTTTAACCACTATTGTGCTTGTATCAATATCAGGATTATCAAGAATAAACCTCTGATTCGTTGAATTATCGATTATAAACTGTTTTGTCAAGAAAATTCCTTGATAAACCGTAATATTTTCAAATTCTGCTACATTACTAACAATATTTGTAGTGACATCTTCAGGTACAGAGAAGGTATATGTGGTGTTATCAACTCCACCAACACAAACTAACCCTGATTTTAGTATCAATTGCCCTTCTACACTTGATGTTCCTACATTAAATGATACAGTTGCCTTCGCTGCTGTCTTAGAACGGGGTACATAACCAATATTTCTTGCTAACGAAACAACATTTTCCCTTAAAGTCGCAGAATCCAGGAAGGATTCGTTGACAATCATGTTGGAATTGAATGCAGTAATATAGGTATTATATGCTAATGTGTCGATTAATACAGAAAAATTGGATCCTTCAAAGTCAAAATCCGTGAAAGTTGTGTTAGCACGGAGATAATCCTTAATGGACGTCTTTATTTGATCGAAATCAAGATTTGTAAACTTTGTAAAAGGCATATTATCTTGTTGCTTCTAGAATATAGGTAAATTTTTGGGGTGGAACGTCCTGACCAATGATTTTAAAGTTAATATTTACTTCAAAAGCATTATTATCTGGTTGTGGAATGACTTTAACATTAACATTTTCAACCCTTGGTTCATAATTACTGATTGCAATTGTTATTTGCTCTTCAAGAATGGTTGCATTACCAAAGTCAACAAACTCAAATAGGGTAGTTTTTACCTCAGACCCAATATATGAGTTAAAAAATCGCTCACTAGGTACAGTTTGAATAAGATTGCGAATAGCTCTCTTAATAGCATCCTCATTTTTGAGAATGGGAATATCTTTTGTGATAGGATGCATCTCAAAAGAGAGACTAATATCCTTAAATGCTCTGGATATTCGTTTTACAGCCATCTATGAACGAAACAACATGTATTATTTGTTATTTATACTGTTATACGCCTTCTTTTAAATGCTGCTTTTTTGATGGCATATCATCGTGCATAATTTCTTGAATGACTTGTGGGTCAGATTCAGTGTTTTCACTTTCAGAATCTTCCCATACCTTTTTAACAGCAGACATTAGGTTATCCATTTATTTGTATTATTTAAAAAATTATTTATCTTAGGACATAAAAAAGCACCCGTAGGTGCTTATCTTATGGTTACTTTATTTATTTCTGCCTCTTCTATTGCTTCTTTTATAATCTGCTTTAGTTCTCGTTTCTTTTTCTTACCCAATCCTGCTCTGGTGTCTATTTGGACTTTTAACCAATAAACAAAAGCAAGAACTAGGATGAATTGAATGCCTTCACCCCATGATAAGTTCCATGCTTCATTCAGGTTTAGGGATGCTGCTGCTAATAGATGCATCATCGCCCTTGTCCCCTATAAGGTTTACGAGCCGAGTTACGCGAGGTTGACGTATATTTTGTATGCTTTCCTGCTCCTTGACGAGTTTTTTTCGGAATAGTTTCTACGTAAGTGCCACCCATAACACCACCTTTAAGCTTGACTGCCATTAATTGTCTCCTTGTACTAAGTAAATTTCAGTGTTTAAATCGTCTGGATTGGGAGAACCTAGAAGATAAAAATCCTCTGCTAAGTTCCCCATAGTATCGAAGTATTCTTCCTCTGTAAGATCTGAATGTATCTTCTTACCTTTATGGTGAATATTATATCGATGCTCAGACATCAGATCACTCTCGTTTTTTCGTGACCAACTCTAACGCGAGGATCACACCAGATTTCGAAGCCAGCTTCTTTGCAATCGAGACAGAAGGATACGTCTTCTCCACACATATCTTGTACTTCGCCCGATTCAAATACTTGCATCTGTGGAGCAAACCAGGGATACTTCATCTCTTCGTGTTCAAATACACCATTCTTAATGAGTAACCAACCAAAACCTGTGTAATCACAAGTAAAAGGCTTTCTACGCTTGCTCATACTCTCTAGTGTTTCGTGATTCATAACTCCACCATTCTTACGGAAGTCATCCTCTTCTAACCAGTGAGCAATCGAACTAGTATGACCATCTTCTGTACAATACCAACCTGCTGCAAGATCCTTATCCATTAGAACAAGTTGCCAGAACTTCTCTGAGTTGAATACTATATCACTATCAATCCATAATTGCCAATCATAATTAAGTTTTCCATCCCAAGGTTTTTGATCAGGTCCACGTAGAACGTTTGCTCCTAGACACTTACATCTAGCAAAGTTCACCATAGAACTATAATCTTGAGAAATCTGAATACTTGCTCCACTTTGTACAAGATCAAAACATAGTTGTACGAAACTCTTTAGAAAAGCATATGATACTCCTCTACCAGGTAAGCAAAATACAATTGCTTTACCCTGAACCATTTGCCGTGCTGCATCGTAATCCCATTCTGCTTCTTTCTTAGCAGTAGTGGGAGTTTTTGCTTTAACAGTAAATCCTTTTGCCATAATTCTTTGATTCCTTCAAGTCAATTATATCAGTTTATATATGAATTGTCAACTAATAAGAAGGATCTCCTATAGGTTCGGTATACCCATTTTTGCAAAGTCCTCTCTCTATGTCATTTAATTCTTCATATGTTAATTCATCTCTATAATATGAATGAAATAAACGTCCCCATATGACTTTAAACTCGTTTTTAGACAAATCTTTAAATAATACTTCGTCTCTTAGGTATATGTGGTAACTAACTGCCATTAATTTTTCTCACTGATTATAATTTCCCCACTATCTTCATGTATGTTTAAATGAGTGCCTTCAAACCAACCTTGTTCGTTTACTATCCATTCAGGTAGAACTGTAAAATACTCTCCACTTACAGGATCAATCTCTATGGTCGTAAAATTTTCCTCGTGATTTTTTTTCATATGAGGTATTACCTATTTCAGATTTATATAGTACGGGAAATTTTTTTAAAGTGAAAGTAAACATTTATCTCGCTTCCGTAACACTTTATAGCTTAAGGGATCCATGCCTTTTATATACGCGACCCCATAAAAAACCCCCTAAGGCGGGGGCACTGTTGTTTGCACGAACGAATGGGGGTGTTATCCGATGATGTACCCGCCGCGTCCCTGTGCTTTGCGGTCTGCTAACAGCATTTCCTGATAGCGGCGTTGAACCTCACAAAGATTATCAACCATTTGCTTACCTAGTCCCCCTGCCTTAGTGAAAGTCATGCCGCCGCCTGATGATGCGCGGAGGTGATGCCCTTTAAGGTTGGTGTCGGTTGAGCGGGTTGATCCGATTGCGCGATGCATAGAAAATTTGTTTGGTACTCTGTTATTATAGAAAAAGATCCACCCGTTTAGGGGCGGATCTCTGAATCTGTTACAAACTGAATTAGTCAGTCTGCTTTGCCTCATAATCGATCTGTTCTAGGATTTCACGAACCTCATTGGCAGTGGAAGCATTTTCAAGAGCGAACAGAGCAGCATCAACGGACATGATAAAAAAGCGATGGTGTAGGGTGGGCGTCTTTGAGGCGAACCCGTTCCTATAGAATTCTTAGTCGTGGAGTTCGTCGATCATTTCGTCCAACTCCTCCAAATCCAGTTTAGGGTCATTCCACTTAACCCCGTCCCCAGTTTCAAAGATTTGCTCCTCATGCATGTACTCCACGAATCGGGCATAAGTGCCGCAGTTGGTAGCAACCTCATAAAGGGCGCGGGTGTTCTGAATCCAGAGTGAAACGTTCCAGGTTTCATAATTTGCCCAACCGTTGTAATTCTCCCATGTGGGTGTTTCCATTTGAATTTCGGTTGCAAGGGGCATGTTGATTTAGGAAATTTGGATGGGTGGGGGTTGGGTTGATTCCCTTCCCTCCACTATTCTAATATACAGGATTTTGGGGGCAATGGGGAAAAATGTGTGCAGTTTAAGAAGCGGCACACCATTTTGCATTATTGAAATTGGCATGGGAGAATAGTTCACGGTCAACCAATTTCCAGGAACCGCCCTGAATCCCATGCATCACGTAACCCTCAGCATCAATTGATTCGTCCTCAATAAATGCCATGCACCCTGCGTGGCGGTGGCGGCATTGTGAAAGTGCCTGTTCTTTGATTTCCTTAACCATCATCCAGAGTCTAACCAGTTGGTAGTTTGCAAATTCCTCTGCCACGATTTCGTCCCCGTCTCTGATATATGCATTCAAGTCCTTTTCTAATTGCCGTGCTCCCTTTTCATCTTCATACTCAACCAGCGTTGCCATGATCCGTGCGAATTTGCAAAGGTCTCCTAATTCAAACTGCTCAGAGTAGTCACCCCATACACCCGTCCAAATTCCTGCGTCGGGTTGAACGAAATAGCAGCAGTCCGTCCCTTCCAGAATTTCATCAGATTGAAGCGGTTGCCTGAGTCGTCCCCTAAGTGGTTTTGCCTCAGCAAAGAAAAATGGGTTGAGTGAAACT